GTTGAGTATATGTACGTATGGCATTGCACGCCCATTTTCTGAGGTTTTGTTAACACGGCGCTAACATCTTGTGAAAAGGGTCCCATAGTGGGGTGTAATATTTTTTGTAAATAATTCTTGGAAATGTTTGGCGAAAATGTTACACTCAGGGAGTGTGGGTGGGTATAGACACAGAACCACTTGAACAGAACATAAGTATATAAGTATATAAGTATAATTCCCCCGGCGTTTTTTTGTTTGAATAGCTTGCCACTATTGGTAAGTTGTACGTATGAAAAAAGGGAAAGTCAGAATCGAGCCTGTCACCGAGAGCACTAAGTCGTATGTGCAGATTGGTGGCAAGTACTATGAGGTACATATCAATGTGTACCGCATGATTCAGTTGTTACTCAAGAAAGACAAAAGAAAGAGAAGGAAGAATAATGAGCGATTTGAAGCTTAAAGATGTAGAGGGGTTGAATGGAAACATCGTTAATGCACTTGCTAATGCTGGTGTACACACTCTGGCTGAGTATATGGCAAAGGATAACAGTGAGCTGGTCAAGATACCGGGTATCGGTCCCACGAGCGTTGGGAATCTTGCTAAGGCGTTACGGTCACAGATTGAGGACTTCCGCGCTGGCAGGGACCCCGTGGCAGAAGCAACGGTAGACCCCAACTCCAGTGAGGGTATCCTTGCAAGCCTTGAGCAGCCCAAAGACCCGAATGCCATCAACCCGGATGATATCGTAGACCCTGAACCTTATACGCCCCCGGCACCGGAAGTGCAGCCTGAAGAGCAGCCCGCCAATGCTGAGGATGTGATTGACCAAGTACTGGACATCCCCAAGCCTGAGAAGCCCCGTGTCAAGGGTAGTACCCCCGATGAGGTCTTCGCTGAGACTGAAGGCCCCGGTAAGGCCGGTGAGACTGAGGAGCCTGTTCTCGAACTGAGGCCCGCGAATGAGGGTAGTGTCTGGCTGGTGGATGTCAACCCCGGTGTCTTTCGTACCTATGAAGAGGCCGTGTCCTTTATGATGGACTGGATGATTGCCAGTCAGCCCTTCGTGACGGTGCCCCCCGGCGAGAGCCTTCAGAAGCTCTTCGTCAATAAGTGGCCTGAGCATGTGAGGGAACTGGAGGCGTAATGGGCCTGTTCACTAGCTGTCCTGAAGACTTCCCGGTACGGGAGCTGACGATGCCAGAGAAGGCAGTGATTGCTGCCGAGTCTCTGGTGGTGCAGATGAAACGCTATCGTGATGCCCTGCTGACAGAGAGTGACCTTGACTTCACTGATATGATGAATCATACAGATGACTCAGACAGGTGGGATATGATTCTTGCCGCTGAGCGAATGAGTGCCGAAGAACTTGAGAAGGTTGAGGTGGACTTTGGAACACCGGTCAATCAAGGGTAAGCGGCACTATGTTTTTGAGAACTTTGAGGAGTTCTCACAGTTTTTTGATAACTCACCACCCGACCTGTCTCCGGACTGGCGGGAGGCTAAAGAAGGGGATTGGGTGTGGAGCGATGATGGCCATATTGTCCAGATTCTAAAGAGAGGTGCAATGAAGCACCACGGCGACAGGAAGAACTACCGGCAGGATAATGGCTGGGTTCGCACTATTGTCGGGACCTTTGTCTGCAATAAGAAGCAGAAGATGGACACCAACTTCGCTCTCCACCCGAACCGCTACACCTTTTCAGGGAAGACCCCTAATATAAAGGTAGTAGTAAAGAACCGGAAGAACCTGACCAATGCGGAGAGGGCCTTTGCCTTTAATATCGCTGCCGGCATGGGTCTTCAGGCGAGTTACCGGGATGCCTTCGGATACGATGGCCCCGGACACAAGGCGCAGGACAAGGCGTTCCTGCTGTTGAAACAGGAGAGAGTTGTGACAGAGATACAGAAATCAATTACTCAAATAGCCGCTGACAACGGTATTGACCATGCCTATATTATCAAGGGCCTGAAAGAAATCTTCGAGGATAATGAAGATGTGAACGCCGCCCTGAGAGCTCTTATCGAGCTGGGTAAGGCAGTTGGTACCCTCGGAGCTCAGCCCAAGACGTTGACATCCGGTGTTGCTGTTCAGTTCAAAGGGTTTGAGGAGAAACACCTTGGAAGGTTGGAAGATGGAATGGAAGTGGGCGAAGCAGAAGTCGTATCGACTGAGAGAATACAGGGCAAAGAGGCGGATATGGAGGAAGTTGAGGAAAGCTGATGTATACTTCATTGCTATTGATGGTGGGGCAGGCAAACTGTCTGTTCTGTACACAGCGGAGCTTCTGGATGTTATGCGTACTATCACAGATATGGTCATGGACGAATCGGGTAACACCATGAAAGATGGAAGCTTCATAGACTTTAACCAAGGAGGATTCGCATGAGTCCAATGCCTTTTCACTGTATAGAGTGTGACAAGCCTACTAGCAATAAATCTGGCTTGTGTGATGATTGTGAGGCGGAGATATACAATCCCGCCCTTCGTGAAGGACCAATGGAAGAAAGGGAAACACATGAGTACTTCGAGGGAACAAATGTCCCAGTTGATGAATGGGACGATATTTCCTAAACTGGACAGCTTGAGAAATGCTGGGCAAAAAGAATACGCGCACGCGGAAGAGAACGCGTTTGCAAACTTTGAGAGAGTCGGAGAGCATCTGGGAATACCTAGAGAGAAAGTCCTTTCCGTCTATATGCTTAAGCATCTTGATGGTGTTATGGCTTATCTTAACGGTCATACATCTCAGCGCGAAGACGTAAGGGGCCGCATCAGCGACCTGATGGTATACCTCTGTCTGTTATGGGGTATGATAGAAGAGAACGAAAATAAGGAAAATTAGAACGTGTGCGGCTCGCTCCGCTACGCCGCGTTGATTTATGAATATTAACTCCCGAAATATAAGCAAGGCCGAACTTGCGCTAGTGAGGGCTCATGATAACCTTATTAGCTTTGGCAAGCTCTTCCTTCCGGGTGATTTCCTCAAATCTGAGACCCCGGATTTCCACCACGAGATTGCTAAAGAACTGGTATCACCGTCGAATAAGCCGTGTGCTATTATTCTTGCTCGCGGACATGCCAAGACCACCCTAATCAAGGCGAAGATTCTGAGGGACTTGGCGTTTGCGAAGAAGGCTTACGAGTGGGGCATGGCCGATGAAGAACGATTCTACTTCTTCGGCTGGGTCTCATCGAACCAGAAAAAGAGTAAGAACAACGTAGCGTACATTAAGCTCAATCTCCAATATAACGAGGAGATGATATATTACTTTGGTAAGAACGTACCCGACATAGGCAATACCCTGCGTGGCCACACTTGGAATCAGGAGGATTTGGTGACCGCGTGGGGTGACCGCCTAATTTCATCGAGTAACCTTACCTCTATGCGTGGTGATACCCTTGCCACGCTGGAACAGGGGGCTGTCCGTTACAGCTCCGTCTTCATTGATGATGCTGAGAATGAAGAGAATACCAAGACTCCCGCATCCCGCGAGTCCATCGTTAATAATATTATGGACGGTATCCTGCCAGCTATTGATACACATTACTCAGGAAACCGGTTATATTTGATTGAGACCCCTGTGCACTACGATGCAATGGCGCAGGACATTCTTGACAGATGGGCGCAGGTGCGCGGAGGAACTCCGGAAGAGATTGAAGGATTCCCGTGGAAGGTTATCTCCTACGGGGCCACTCAGCCTCATATGCCCGGTGGCGTGCTATGGCACTCATGGATGCCACGGGAGCGACTTGATGAGATTAAGAACCAGTACGCCCACTCAAAGAAAGGTGTTGCGGGCTACTATCAGGAATACGAAATCGAAGTCCAGAGCAAGGACAATGCTATCTGGACTCGTGACCATATCAAGTGGCATAATGGCCAGTATCACTGGGATGAGAAAACGCAGCAAGGTTATCTTAAGCTGGGTGGTCAAGACTATCCTGTTAACGTCTTCATTGGTTGTGACCCTGCAACCGATATTGATACCAGAGAGGCTGATTACACAGTCGTCATGGCTGTGGCGATTGATAGCGATAATAATGCTTATGTTCTCGAATATGAACGTCATCGTGCTATTCCTACTGTCGCTCAACGAAATACTGAGGGGGAAATTCTGGGCAAGAGTGGAGTCGTGGACTACATCATTGGGCTACACGAGAAGTATCATGCCGTTTCATCGACGGTTGAAGACGTTGCTATGAACCGGAGCGTCTTTCAGGCGCTCAACGATAGGCGACGGGTACTGAATAAGTTCCATTTGGCCATCATTCCGGAGAAACCGGGGGGACAACAGAAGAGAAATCGCATTTTAAGTGGGCTTGCCGGAAGATTTTCCGCCGGAACGGTCTATTATCGGGAGAATATGTTTGATTTGATAAACGAAACCGTTACATTTGGACCACGTATGGCGCATGATGACACCATAGAAGCCTTTTACTATGCATGTAGGTATGCATACCCGCCTGATTTCGTCAAAAAAGAGATTGGTGATGACGGCGCATTTGAATTTGAGGCCCCAGAGCCTCGCAGAGCCAGACATTGGCAGGAGTAAGGTAGAAAATGCCGAAAAAGACTAATAAACAGATGGCCGGAGAGGTCTACGAGCTTTACGAAAACTCGAATAACGTGTACCGGCGCAAGTGGAGGACTCTGGAGCAGCGCAGTTTTGAGTTCTATCTCAATAATCAGCTATCCGCCAAGCAGATTGAGAGTTTGGAGAAGGCTGGAATGCCCAGTTTCATCATCAACCGCATTACGCCCGTCATTGAAATCATGAAATACTTTGTCACTGCCAATGCTCCCCGCTGGAAAGCAGTGGGTGTGACTGGTGACGACACCAATATAGCGCAGGTCCACTCGGACATCGCCGCTTATAGTTGGTATATATCTAATGGTAGCTCCCTGTACCCGTCCGTGGTCCTTGATGCCCTGACCAAGGGCGTTGGTTACTTCATGGTGACCGTTGACAAGAATATGGACCGTGGTAAGGGTGAGGTTGTCTTCAAGAGAATCGACCCATTCGATGTCTATGTTGACCCGCAGACTACCAGCCAGCTCTGGACAGGTCCCGGCAAGCCCGGATATGTCATCATCAAGAAGACCTATCCCCGCTCACAGCTTGCCAACATGCTGCCGGAGCACAAGGCCAAGATTATGCGTGCGGCGGGTAACGAGAATGAGAATGACAACTACTCGG